GATGCAGTTGAAAGTGTGACGAGCCGATCCGAAGCGCCGGTCCTCATCTGGCTCGATCGTATAATCGACTGCCGTCAAATGCAGATCTTGACATACGCCACCCAGCGTCACGTCGGCGAGCACGGCCGCCTCGACCGCTGCGCTCCCGGTGTCAAAAAGATCGTCGATCAAATACGTTCCGCTCTCGGCGACAAAGTAGTCTACAATGAGCTGGAGCTGCCGGTATTGCGTGCGGTTGCTCGGGCCGAGTGTGCGTACCTCGATCTGCTCGCTGACCGCGTAAACGGCAGCGGCCGGGAAACTGATGCTGGCGATTGTGTTGTTTCGACCGCGCAGGATGTTAGCCGTCGGCACGACAAGAGCGCCGGTCAGCGCGGCGCCGGTTGCGTTGCGGATGTTTGTACGTGTGCTCATGCTGCGGTTTTGATTGGCATCGCGCCACCGACGCGGGTGAATCCAAGGTTCACGGCACGGTTGGCGAGAACGGCGGCGACTTTCTTGGTGGTTGTTTTGATCCGTGAATTGATAGCCCCATCGATCATGCGTTGATAATTTGGGATCTTCACGTTGTGCGCCGTTGCTTTGATAAATGGCTGCGTGCCGAAGCTGGATTGCACCGAACCGAACAATTTGTTGCCACGAGTCTGAGGCTTGAGCTTGTCGCTGAATTTCTTATAGCGCGCACCAGTGACTTTTGCTGATGCGTTCCAGCCTGAAACCGTCCAGCCAACGCGTCCCTCGATCTCATTTCTAATACTTTTGAAGTCGGATCCGAACGCGAGCGAGTTCGGCTTGCCGGTGATTCTGCCGCGCGCGTTTTGTCTTTGTCTGTGTTCTTGGCGCAAAGCCTGACCGCTGTCCAAAAGTTTCATCCCGTAGTAATGCGAGAGCTTCGGGTTACGCAAAAGCGCACGGAGTTTTTCGACCTGGCGGTTGCGAACGTAGCGCGCCATCGACTTGTAAAATCCGCCTGCGGTTGCCTTGGCTTGCAGGTCTTGATAAACAAGCGGTTGACTTAGTTTAGAAAAATCTCCCCGCACCGCGTTGACTCCCTGTTGTTTGCCCTTCGGTGGTGTGAATTTCACAATGGTCTGGATCGCATACTTGGCTTCCTCTTTAATCACCAAGCCAAGATCAACCTTTGCGGCCAAGGCAAGGTTCGCCAGTTGTTGTTCCAGACCGTAAAAACTGCTTTCAATTTGAATCATATCGACTTGCAGACTTCGATTTCGCAGCCGGCGCCCTCAGCGTCCAGGGTCACGCGCTCGATAAAGTAGGTGATGCTCGCCCGGGAGAGAGTCTGCGTGACCTGGGGCACGGCGCTGACGCTCGAGGTGAGGAAAAAGACCGTGAAGCGCGAGTCGTCTCGGCGCTGGTCCTCGAAGTCCGCGAACGCATCGCGCGATGCAGACCAGACGCCGGTGATGCTCGCGCTCTGGTAGGTGAACGCGATGCCGGCCTGCGCAAGTATCGCCGAGAAGTCGGAATTGATCTGCGTCGGGTCGAAGTCTCGGACGGCGGCCATATAATTGTGCGACTTGTCAAACGGCGCCGAAGTGCAGCGCGTGCATCGCCGGCCGGTTCGCTTTGAGCCAGGGCTCGGCATCGGCCATGCACCTGGCTGCGTCGTTGCCGCACGTCTGTGAGCCGACGTGGTGCACGTAGGCTCGGGAAACAAAGTGCCGGCGCTTCATGTCCGCGCATTGCACGTCGTCGCTGAACCAGTTGATCGGAGGAAAATCGACCCACGCATCCCGGTGGATCCACGCGCAGATCGGCGCAATGACCGGCGTCTCAATGATGCTGCACTCCGATTTGAACCTCAGGAAGTCCAGGCGCCCGGAGCCGCAACGGATGTTCTGCAAGCCTCGAGCATAGTCCGACCTGGCTGCGACGTAGCCAAGATCGGCGACCGCCTCCTTGAGCAGAGCAACGTCCGCTAGGAGCCTCGCCCAGGTCGTCGGCGTGAAAACGATATCGTCGTTGCAGATGACCAGCTCGGAGTGGCGCGTGAAGGCGTCGCGCATCGCAAAGTTGTAGGCCTCGCCGAAGGTCGCGCCGACCTTGAAGTGCACGTGCTTTTCGACCCCGGCCGGCACATAGGCCTTGATCGAGGCGAGCATGACCTCGAGGCAAGCCGAGTTGACCGTGCAGATAACGATGGCCGGCTGTTCGCTCATGGCTTTTTTGTCCCGAGGATCTGCTCGATGTTCTCGGCGTCAATCAGCGTGCAGCCGCTCACGAGGATCCGCTCATCCCATCCGTGCGGTGCAACCATGCCATCCTCGGCATTGACCTGGATGACGCCCGGATCCGCGGCGCTGGGCTCGCCTACGTCGTGCAGAAATTGCTTGGCCATGTTCATCGTCTCGGCGTCTTCGGCGCGCACCAGGAAACGGTGCTCGATGCGGTCCGGCTGCGCCGCGGTCGAGAGCCACGCGTCGCGGAATGACACCGATCGGGTCGAGTTGCCGAGGGTCTTTTGCATGATTCGGATCCTCGGCTGGGTATGCTTGTGAAACACGAGCTGCATCGCCGCGGCGTCGTCCAGTTGGCCGGCGAGACGAAACGCACGCGCTGCGAGGTCGTGGCCGGCCCAGCCGTACCATTTAACCTCATGGGTCCACGGCCGATCCTTTTCGCTCGGCTCCGGCAAGGTCAGCATCCTAGACGCCCAGAAGCTCGCTCGCTTTCCGTCGTTGCGCTCGAACGCCAGGAGGATGACCGACGCAATGGCCTCGCGACACCAGGGGAAAACGCCGTGCGCGCTCATCGCAAAGCCCATCGCCTCGCGCCGGGAAGCGACCAGTCGCGCGAGGTTGAGCTGGACCTCGTACCGAAAAGAGTCGTCGAGGTTCGGGAAGCTCAGCGCGATGCGCCCGAACTGCTCCGCGGCCGTCTTGTTGCCAGCGCAGTAGTGTTCCTGGTGGACATAAAAGTATTGAGTGGCAGACTCGGCCACGCTCCGCCCCAGGATCGCCAGGTTCCGCTTGCGGTTGTCCTGCTTGATCGAGATCGGCTTGTGATGCCAGATTGGCGTCGCCCAATCGAAATGCCGATCGTTCGGCAGCAAGAGCAGGTTCTCGTGTACGTCATGGTGCCAGATGCGCCCAGACACGAACGCCGAGCGCCGAATGATCCGTTCGCGGTGCAGCTTTTTGCCGGTGCCGTGCACATCATACGGGCAGCGAAGCATGAGCACGTCCTCGGATAGCTCGGCGAGTCTGTCCCGGAGTTTGTCAGCATCCGCGATCACGTCGTCGCAGTCCGCCCAGATCAGCCAGTCGCCGCACGCCTGGGCGAAGGATTGGTTACGCGCGCGAGCGAACGAATCGACATGCTTCCAGGCCTGTGCCGTGGCGCCATTCTTGTATTCAGAAAAGATAAAGCCGACGGAATTCTGCATGCACCAGTCGCGCACGATCTGCTCGGTCGCGTCCGGTTCCTGGGAGCCGATGGCGCGCACGAGTGAGACCTCGTCGATCACGCCGTTAAAGCTCTCGAGCATGGCGCCGATCTGTGCCGCTTCATTGCCCGCAATTACGCAAAGAGAAAGTATCATGGTCGTCGTTGTGTGTGCGTCAGGTCTTGCGGATCTCCTGGAATGGTCAAAACAAAAAGCCCCACGCCGTAAAGCGTGAGGCTTTAAGATCAAAATCCGTTTAAGGATTAGGAATACTGAGTCGTCACGAGCTGACCGGCGTTCGAATTGACCACCTTCTCGGCGGTATATTGCGAGGCGCGGACGATGTTCGACTTGATCGCCTCTTCGCGATAGGTCGAGACACCGATTGCTGGACCGTACTCGGACCAGTTTAAGGTAAAGCCAGCGCCGCCACCGAAGTAGCCGGCGGAGCCATCGGTAACGGAACCGACCCAGATGTAGGTGTTGGCCCAGGCATTGGCAGCGGAGAACGCCACACCCTCGGGAGCTTGGTCGTAGCTGGCGCGACCAATCAGGACCTCAGAAACGCCAAATACCTCCGCGGCTGCTTGGGTAGAAGCGTTGAGGATCGTGTCAGTCGAAAGACCGGTGCCGCGGAGGCGGTTCTGGAATTTCGTGCTGGCGCGAACACGGGTCCATACTGGATATGGAATGACCACCTTGAGGTTGGTCGTAGATTCGCCCTTGGAGAGCAAGCGATCGATGGCTTCTTGCACGTCTTGACCAGCGTCGAACGTGGCGAGATTCGCGGTCGTGTAAGCGGTGCCGGAATTCGTCGCCGTGAAGGTGCTGGAGTCGAAGATTTTGGCAGCGACGCGAAGCTCGTGCGCCAGGAGAAGTTTGCGCTTGGCGAGTTTGGCGGCGATGACTTCGGCGTCGAAGAAGCGAGCAACGTCGAGGGTGACGGTGTCGTCAACGGCCTCTTCGTAACCGTACTCGAGCGCGGTGTAGGTGTCTTGCACGAAGGCGCGGGTGCCACGAGCGTAGGCGCTGTATGGCGAGCGGTTCTTCATGTCGCTCTTGAGGAGCTGACCTTCCTTCAAAACGAAGGATGGATATTGGCCGGCGCGCACGGGCACGTCGAGGATTGGCATGACGGCGGTGCCGATCAGGCCGGCCTCAAAGTCTTTTGCCTGCTCAACTACACCGGCGATATCGCCGCGGAAAATGGCTGCGGAATTGCTATACATGGTAATTTATTTTTTAAGGGTTAGAGATTCTTTGGCAGCATCTCGATGATGGCCGAAGCGTCAGAGGCGGTGGTGAGAGATTTGCCCACCGTTATGCTCCCGGTAATCGCCACGGTCCCGTTGGCGGTTGTGAAGAGAGTATCACCTACGGTGACCGGTCCTGCGAGCAGGGTGGCTTTGACGGTGTTGCCACCGAGGAATTGAACGGTGACGAAGTCGCCGCTTGCAGCGTCGATCGTAGCCACGCCGTCAGGCAGGGAAGCGGTGGCGGAAAGACCGACGCCTCTATTGCTTGAGATTGATACGAGGCGGTAGGCCGTGATGGCCGAATTAGCGACAAAACTGCCGCTGTTTTGGTATGAAGTTGCCATGGTAGTTTAGATTAGAGTTTGACGAGTTCGCCGCCTTGAACGCGTGCGCGATACGCAGCGTAAAGGTCAGCATGGTTTTTGATCGCGAAGGTGATGGCCGAGGATTTGTCGCCCTTGAGCTCGGTGGCTTTAGAGGCAACGACATCTTCGAACTTCTGGACCTGCACGACTGGTTTGACTGCTTCGGCCGAGGCAATCGGAGCGGCTGGCGCACCGAACGACTTGGCAAATTCTTTGACGGCAGCGAGGGCCGCGGTGTTGGCGGCGAGCTGCACGACTTCGTTCTGCGCGCTCATCATGGCGGGCTTGTCTTCTTTCGGAGCGAGAGCGCTTTCGAGCTTCGCGACTTTTTCGTTCATGGCCATCATGGCAGATTGAATCATGCCTTCGATGGCCTGTTTGAGGTCGTCATTCATAGGTAATTTGATTTCGATTTCTGCTTCCGGCGACTCGCTGACATCGCTCTCGAGTTTGAGTTTGCGCGCAAAAAATCCGTTCGGATTGGCAGCAGGTTCGCTGACAAGATCGACCGAGTAGATTTCCGAGCACCGTTGCAAAGTTGTAAGTTTGTCCGTGCTTTTTTCAGACGGACCCGAGAACGCAATCGAGAGCCCGAACGTGTCCGGGATCCGCTCGGCGATCTCTAAAATGTAAGCGCGATGAGGCGAGGTTTGCAGCAGATGCAGATCGCCGAGCAGCTTTTCGCCGCTGATGCGCAGCGCATCGATGTAACCGACGATGTCGCCGGCGCCGCCACTGTGGTTCAGCTTAACTTTAAGCCCGCCGGCGTATTGTTCGGCCGCGGTCTTAACCTGTTCCAGGGTCTTGTCGTCAATCATGACGCCGTGACCGAGCGCCGGGCCTTTAGTGATCAGCGAGACGCCGCGGATGATGCCGGATTCGGCGTCGATGACGCCGGCCGAAGCTGAGAAAGTGATGACTTGTTCCATCGCTGATGCGATGGCCGTCAAAACCGATCAGCGCTTGGCCTTCT